CATAAATTCTCCTTTATATCTAGCTTCATTCCCCACATCTGGTGTATCAAATACGCGGATACCTCTATCATAATGCATTGGAGTACATTTTCTTACTGTAAGCATATGTGGATATCCAGTTACAATCTCCATTCTGTTGTCATATAGGATTTCATCTACCTCTATAAAATTTATCTTATTAAACATATCTTTTCTTCGCATTAGAAGATACATCACAGTGTCTGTGTCATTATCTATTTTCCCATATGTTCCCTTGGATAATCGTGACAGTAGTAGTATATTATCCATCATTCTTCTCTGTAAGGAATTCCTTAATCTACACAAATTCTTTATAAATGATAATAACCCGGAACTGGTCTCAATTTTATTTATTAGGAGGTCCAAGAAATGTCCTGATGTATTCTCCATATAAAATTGTGCAACTCGCGGATGCATGTTATCTCTGAATATATTCACTAGATCTGCAGATAGGTATTGCTTATTATCCTTGAGTGTCATTAAGAGTTTGACACTCTTGTTCCTTGTTCTATATTTTACCATACTTTCTATCGATTGGGATATACTTGTAGTAGCTGTAGTTATAGTGGAATCAGACGGCCAGGAAGTTGTCAGAATTCGAGTTTCCAAGAAATTCCTTTCTTTGGTTGGATCTACACCAAGAGCTAGCTCAAGGTATCCTAAGAAAAATGTAGGATCACTGGAAAAATTCTTAATCCATTGATGAAGATAATGGATTGACTTGGAAAAACCACTACTATGACCTGATAATATAAGATTTATATGGAATATTCCTCCCAATCCACCTATGGTTGTAGGCAGATAAATCCAGAAAAAAAGTAAATCCTGGAGGAATTTATCATTGATCTGTAGATACAGTAGTCTGTCAGCACTATCAATGAACTTATAACTACTTTGATTTTCTCCAATGGTTATCTTTAGTAAGTCCCTTGTCGACCTATTATCAATGTCTTTTGGAAATATTCCTAAATATCTCGAGATGTCATTTATAACACTTTGTATCGTACTATCTAATCTATCCCCGATTAAAAATGATGTATCATCCTTAATGCTATATAATAAATTTGCTAAATTTTTCGGTAAATTTACGCTGGATATATAACTATTTTCTCTATCTTGAGATAATATTATGTGGGGAAGTCTTGCAGTCAATAATCCTATTTTATAATTTTTTAGATAACAACATGTTTCATTATGATTACTTAATTCAAGTGCAGATGCTATAGAAGAACATATCCCAGCCACTTCTATCTCCTCACTAACTAACATCGGATTATTTGCTCCACTTGTCGATATTAATTTCTTTAGGGTAGAGTCTGCTCTAATACCATCTGAGTAGTGTTGACGAAGCATTGTTACCCTATGTTTAGACAGATTTGTCTGACTTAGTTTAATAACCATACCAAATTTTAGACAGTGATTAACAACTTTATTGAATAGAGCTCTAATTGTTTCTTCTGTCGCTTGCTTTATTTCTATGATTGCATTGACATCATCTGAATATACCATAATATCTGTTATCTCTATGTCTGTCATGTGCCTTAATAATTTCATCATAAGTGTGGTATGTAAAGTCCAAAGTGGATTTAACCAACCTTCTACACCCCCCAATTGGCCTTGACTCAAG